AAGAGTCGCGCCGTGAGCCGCCCTCGGGCTGGGGTGCTTTCAACCCCGGCTTGCCCGGATTGGCTCTGTTGTAGGAAGCACGGCCCTTGGCGTTCAAACCGCCCGCGTCCGATTTGCCTTCCTTGCGCTGCCATGCTGGACTCTTAGCCATAGAACACCACAGCGGTTAGTCCCGCGCCGGTAGTAATGACTAAACTTGTCTCACACAACACGCCTTCACCCGGAATCCAGATGTCATCCGAGGCTTGACCTGCGACTGTGAAAGTAAATAAAGTAGTTGCGCCATCTTTGACGGCAATTGTAGAAGCGCCGGAAGAACTGTACCAAATACCTTTAAAGCGAGCACGTCCTGCATATACGGTAGTGGTTGCACCAGCCGCGCAATCTTTACCTATTACGTCCGTTTGCATCATAATCAATCTCCTTTAAAAACGGGGCCGAAGCCCCTTGAGTTGATTAGGAGTTGGCGAATGGCGTGGCAACAGTGCCTGTACCAAGCACCATACCGGTAACCATGTACTTGTTAGCAGCAATGGCAACGATTTGAACCCATGAACCTGCAACACCACCAGTGGTAGTGCCGTTCAGGTTAATAAAGTCATTAGCGGCGGCGGCGTTAAAACCAACCAATGCTGCGCCGTCGGTATCGGCATCGTTCATAACAATCGTGCCAACGTACTTGTCAGTGCCGTTAGTGCCAATCTTCAATGAGCTAGTGGCAATTGTTGTAGGAACCCAAATTGTGTACACAACACCTTCATTGTTAGCTGTGCTGGGGTCTTGACCGGGGCCAGATGTGGTGGAGTTAGCCGATGTGTTAATGGCTGGCAATGTCAAAGTCAGTGCAGCAGCCAATGTGCCACCAACAGAAATAATGCGACCGCCATGAGCTTCTGGGCTTAATGTGGTGCTTGCTGTGATTTCAACAATAGTCGCTGGGCCTTGTTGATAGATGCCGCCCAATGAACGAACTGGGCCTTGAAACGTAGTGCGTGCCATGATGTATTCCTTACATGCAAGTTTGGGTGTTCTGTCTGCATGTCGTCAGCCGGGACTGTCAGAACACCGGATAAGCCCGGATTGGGAACAATATACAACAAAAGAAAAAGGGGCACAAGGCCCCTTTTCAAATATTTCCAAAGAAATATTAAGCGCCGGGTGAACCAAACACGCCCAGTGGGTCTGACACGCCGAAGCTGTAACGCTCACGGGCTTTGTAACGGACGTTGCCGGTATCAAAGTCACCGTCCATGCCTGTAGACATGGGGGTACGAACAAAGTGCTTCAAACCATTAGGCACATCTGTACACAGGAACCAAGCATTGGTGTCTGTCAGGTAGTGGTTAACGGTATAGCCTTCAGGAATTGAACCATTGTTCTTCAATGCGTTGATGTCATTATCGGCTGTAGAAACGCGGAGTTCGGTTTCGAGCAAACGTGTAGCAACGAACATTAAAGAAGGGGGAACAATCAACTTACGGGGCTTAGCAGCGATCAGCAAGCTGCGCTCATCTGTCCAAGCAGCGATTTGAATAACAGCGTTTTCCAACGATGTTTCGTTCAAGTCGGCAGCGGTAGATGGTGTATTGCTGTTGGTGCCACCGGAGACCAAAGGATGTGCTGTCGAGAACAAAACTTGACCGTCACCATAAGTGGGGCCACCGGCAAAGCCGTTGTTCAAGATTGCAGCAGCTTTGACCTGCTTGGTGTAAGCCATACCACGGGCCAAAGCCTTGGTATAACGTGAAGACAGGCTGTCGTACAAGTTATCTTCCACAGCTTCCTCTGTGATGGAGAAGCCCATCGCAATGGTTTCGTGGGTGTAACGTGCAGTCCATGCTTCTTGTGCATTGTCATAAGCGATGGCAGAACCCTCGTTTTTGACTGGTGCTTGACCGAAGCCAGACAGCTTTGTCTCTTCTTCGAAGCTACGCTCAGATGTCTCTGTTTCGTAGATTTCTTTGTGCTCTTCGCCGTATTTAGCGTACTCAAGACCAAACAAAGCGTTCAGGCCGGGGAGTAATTCTTTGAGCAGTTGTGCGCGTGAAATAGCCATGATTTAGCTCCTTAGATGCCAACGGCGTTAGTGAAAGCGGAAGCGCCGGGATTGAACTTCACAAACACTTCCGTGTATGTGTCGGTCAATGGAGAAGCGAAACCGATAATCTTGAACGCAGCGGCAGTTGTTACAACTGTGCTTTCCAAAGCGCTGGTAGAGTTACCTGTACGGGTGTTACCTGTAGAAGTAGACTGTGCAGCGGCAAAGAAAGTGTTTGCGCCAAGAGCGGCCTGAGTTACTTGACCATCCAATTGAGCTTGGAATGTCACGTTAGGGTCAGTGATCACGTATGCAGTCACCACGCCGGTTGTGCCGGAGGGGTAGTACTGACCGTAAATCTGCTGGCCTTGTGCGTTGATGTAGGATGCACCAACAAACACGCCCCAAGCACCAATACTAGAACCACCAAGGTTGTTGGTAGTCAAGTCTGCGCCGGTAGCGGTAGACAAAGCGATATAACCGTCTGCGTCGATAAGAACTACTTGTCCAAAGAACAAGTTGGTTCCAGCACCGCTGGTTGGGTTAATCAAATACTGACTCGTAGCGCCAGCATAGGGCATGCCGTCGTTACGGTTAATGGCTCGTAGGCCATAGGGGGTATTGGTCATTGACATTTAAGTCTCCAAAAAAATTTAAATACCTTTTCCGAAAGTGACCGTGGACTTACGTTCTTTGAACATAGGCATCCTCGGATCATTCTCGCGCATGTATGTGTTGTCAACCGATTGCATTTGCGCGTCCGCTTGTTGGCGATAGTACGCATTACGCTGTTCAGTAAACTCCACAGGTGTTTTGCAAAGCAAGAGACCACCTACCTCGATACTGTCTGGAAACTTTGCCGCAGCAGAGTTAAACAAACGAATCTCGGGATGATCTGAAGCTTTAACGGGTTCCCAACCCTCGGCAAGCTTGGAGGAATAGTTTGTGGCGTCATCTTTCCCTTGCGAGGCAATCCTGATCCAACGAAACGCATAACCCGGTTCCGGATTCGGATCGGGTAGAAGTTTGGGGGGCATCCATTGTTTAGGACGCTCCGCCTTTTCGCGTGTATCAAGTTCCCGTGATAGGGGTTTAGTTTTTTCCATTATGTTTTCCTCATTTCTTCAGCAACCTTACGGGCGTACAGTTCCAATGGAACTCCCAACCGCTTGGCGAGATTCACCTGTGTCTGCGTCAGCACGATTTTGCGCGGTGCTGTACTACGCGTTGCAGGTGCAACGTTATTGGATTTGGTTCGCTGAGGTTTAGCATCAGCGGGTTCGTCGGCTCCAAACTGGTCGGCGAACCTTTCGCGCATGTCAGTGTTGATACGTCGGTAGTATTCTTCACTGCCTGCCGGAATTCCTTCCCCTACCAAGTCCTCGTGCAAGCCAAGGGCATAAGCTGTCATCCGTTTATTTGAACCAAACCACTGATTTTGGTCTTGCCATGCAAGCAGTTTTTCGTCCACGGGTGCAGCCGGTTGGGGCTGATATGCGGGTTGTACCTCAGTTTTTTCTTCCTGTAAAGGGGCTGGACGGAAATTATTTACTTTTTCCGATTTCATCTTGGCCGAGGTAAGCGCTTCTTGGGCGTTTACCAGAGCATCAGAATCACCCGCTTCATAGGCTTCTTTGTACTGACGTTTTGCAGTTTCAAGCTCGTTGGCCACCACTTTCTTGGCTTGTTCCAACAACGCTGTCTGGTTCTGGCTAACAGAACCTTTTAGCTGTTTGTTTTCTTCAGCCAGCGACCGGGCAAACCGCAGGGCTTCTTCTTTCTCGCGTTCCGCCGTTTCTTTAGCGCGGCGCTCGTCGTGATAGCCTTTTGTAAAGTGTTTTATGCGTTTTTGAACACTTTCGTCGTACTTTGCCAACTCATCATCCGTCACCTCTTTAGGAGGCTCAGTCATGGGTTTGCGCCCACGGTCCTCGGGAGGCGTGTCGTCTACGACTTCAATTTCCGGTTCGTCGGACTCAGGTTCTACAACCTTGCCACCCTTACGGGCGTTGACTTCGACTTCATCAGGAAACTCAAATTCTGTTTTCTCAATTTCTGCCATGATTACTCCTTAGGTTGGACGCTGGATACCACGAGGGTCTTGCACAACGGCTTGTACGGAATCATCGTTAATCAGACGCCATTCGGTGCCATGAATTTTCATGCGCGTGCCAGTGTTTGGACGAACCAAAACAAAGTCACCAACTTTGCATGATGGGCCAGATGGGAATCTGGCAGCGTCTTTGAACGCGTCGGGACCAATCTTTGCGACAAACAGCACGGGGGATAAAAGCTCCTCGTGATACATCATCGTTGCGGATTTAATAATCCCTGTTTCACCAATTTCTTCTTCAGCTTTGGGAAGCATACAAAGAATGTGGTAAGTGGCCGGATCGGGCACTTGTTTGGCTTTTTCTTCAGTGGATGTATTTAGCAACCCACTCAGATTAACAGCCTTAACATCAAACTCAGTCATCGTCATAATCCTTAGTTTTTCGCACGAGGTCAGCAAGTTCATACTGCGCGGTTTGCAGACCTCGGATAGTTCCGCACAGTTCTTTATAGTGCTCGTGGGATTTAGCTCCACCAGCACTAATTACGTCAACCAACTGCTTGACGTGTTCATTGAGTTTTCCGTCTAAAACTTCAAGCAGTGAGGCCATGATTACTCCTTATTACCTTGTAATAACTTCTGAATTCTGTCCATCTCAGCGTGCTCTAACTTCTGTGCATGAACTTGTCCGCCGTGAGCCATCTTCTGCTGGACTTGAGCTTGTTGTTGCTGCATCTGCTGTTGTTGCTGAGCTTGCGCTTGCTGCAACTCCATCTGTTTGGCAGCCATCTCCATGCCGTGTAACTCCTGCGCCTGCATAATTTCTTGCTGTAATCGCATTGATGCCATGGCTGGGTCTTCACCAGTTTTAGCCGCGTTCTCCTGCGCCTTGAGTGACAACTCCTCGGCCTTAAGCTGCAAGTCACCTTTGACCTTGAGCGCTTTAGTGTCAGCTTCCTGTTGTTTAATCTTGATCTCAGCTTGCTGCAACTGCATAACTGGGTCTTGCTGCATCTGCTGGGCCTGTTGACTTGCCGCCTGACCTTTGCTCGCAGCCAGCACCTGCTGTGCGCCTTGGGCAACCAGACGCGACAACATAACTTCTGCGTCTTCTGGCATTTCTTCGTCTGGTGGTGGCAGTGGCACGCCAAGCTGCTCCTCGACTTTCTTGCGGTACGCAAACGCCAAGTGTTCTGCAATGTGCGCTTGAATCTCGGCCATCATTTTCTGGGCTTGTGGGTTCTGCCCAATTTGCGCCATTATGAGTGGGTCCTGCATCATTGATGTATGTACAGAAATGTGTGCGTCGTGGTCCTGATAGATAAACGCTTTAGTCGGTTTGCCATTCAGGAACGCCATGTTCTCCGAGACAGGATCGCGTGGTGTCATGTCGTCATCTGTAGGTACAAGCTTCTCAGCGTTCTTTACACCCAACACTTCAATCATCTGGCGGTGCAATATGGGCAAGTCGTAAATCTGCGGAGCTTGCTGCGCCAACTGCATCACCGCTTGGTACTGCATGATGCGCTGCGCCATTGTCGCGCTGTTCGGATCGGACACTGGGATCACGTCCACCATGTCGTAATCTTCTTGCTTTGCCATGCGGTCGCCGCTTGATGGATCAAAGCTGTACTGATCTGGTGTGTAGTCGCGGATGATGTCACGCAGGAGTTTGAACTCTTGCTTCATGCTGTAGTGCACGCGGGCCTGTACAGCAGACATTGTCTTCAACTGACGCTCAAGTAATGCAAGCGTGGTACCTACCGGAGCATTTGCACTCATGTCGCTGATGTTCATGTCAGCAATAGAGCCAAGGCGTTTGCCCTCGTCAGTGATCTGATTTAACAAGGCTAGTAAGACTTGTGATGGCTCTTTGTACGGCAACATCATGATGTTGTCTTTGACCGCACCGCTTGGCACATCTACATCACGGAACTCACCGGGATTGATTGGTGTATCGTCTCCCTTGATACGCAGACCACGAGCCTTCAGACCACCGGGCAAGTTAGCCAACGTACCCGCGTCTACGAGTTGACGAATGATAGAAGTACCTGCGCGTGCGTAGCCGCCGATCAAGTGGATTAGCCCCAAGCCATAAGCACCAAAGCCGGGTATGTATGTGTACTGTACGAAGTGATCGCGTTTTAGTTTGCGCTTGTCTTCTGGGTTCCAGTTACGGCGGATGGCCAACACTTTGTTAGTGCCACGATCTATTGTCACCACGTATGGCAGTGCAATCTCATCTTCATCCTCGTAACCCGGCAAGTCGTAGTCAACGTGGATTTCCAGAATCTGATAGCGGTCGTCTTCCGTCAGGCTAAAGCCTTGGTCTTCCGCTTTCTTCTTCTCAATATCCGTGTGGATAATCTGTGGCTCACCCAACTCAACGTCACGATAAAAGCCCGCTACCTGCAGCTTCTTCATGTCGTTCTTGGTCTTACGCATGATGTGGGTTACACGATCAGACGTCTTCAAGCTCGACGCACCATACGGAATAATGATGTCTTCCGCAGGAATAAACACCGCAATCTGGCGAGCCAGACCGGGGTCGTAATAAACTTTCTTAAACGCGCTGCCTGCCAAACCAAGGGAGTACAGCATCTTCTCATGCTCGGGGCGATACTCAGACATTACCTCGGTTAACTGGTAATTCATGTCCTCCCGGACACGTTCCGCAGCCTCTTCTTTAAGACGATCAATGGCACCAATGATTTCCGTTTTAACAGGGCCTTGAGCCGGGAACGTCTCAATGATCGTTTCGCTTTGGAACCTAACTGCTGCTTCGGTAAGGACTGTAGAAAACACTCCACAAGCTCCAAGCCAAGGTTCCGTTCTTTCCTCATACTTCATCCCCAAGACATCTAAGCCCTTGACATACATCTCCACCCATTCTTTGCGGCCAGAAATGTCACTGTCCACCATCTCAACCAAGTCGCTGGCAACTTTCTGCAACTCGCCCTCGTCCATCTCTTCGGCAAGGTTGGCATCGAAGTCGTCGCTTTTATCGCCTGCAACAATCTCCATCAAGTCAATCTCTATGCCGTCCATGCCGACAAGTACGCCATCTGGGTTCTCAATCTGGACTTCAATCTCGGGACCCTCGTCCATCTCAGGAGCCAGTGCATCTAACCCAAGCGGTGCTGGGTTCAAGGAGGGGAACATATTAGTAGCCATTTAAAGTCCTTAGTAATACGCTTGCCGACGGGCCGCGTAATAGGGGTCATTATCCTCGTGGTCACTGCTCAAGCGCAAGAGTCCACCTTTACGAATTCTCATCAACGCCAGTGTCATGGTGTCCACCTCGTCGTCATGCTCGCCTGCAGGAAACGCCAAAATCTCCTCCACAGTGGCCGCAGCCCACGCATTCTCGGGGAACCAAACGTGCCCTGACGCAAACATATCTGCCACGGCGTTTAGCCTAGCAATCTTATCCTGCCCCTTGCCGGGACTGAAGTCCTGCACAAATATACCCGACCTGCGCATCTCGTCAATGAGTGGCTGACCGCTGGCTTTAGCCTCAACAATCACACTGTCCGGCTCCCATGTCTTGTACTGCTCGTGCGCCATGGCTTTTAACTCAGGAAACTCGTATTTCCCTTTGACTTTGTTCAGCAGTATGACGTTCTGCGTGCCGTCTTCTTCACTCTCAAACACGCCCCACGTATGGCACACGGAAAAGTCAGACCTCTCCTT